AGTTAGGAGCTACTATGCAAAACAAAATGATTTCAACGTATAAAGGTGTTTCCGATCTTGTTTGCCTTCGTCCCCTTGAGGGTATGAAAGATTATATACTTACGCGAGAAGAAGCAGGGTTGCTTTATAAGGAACTTGGCGAAACTTTGGCGCACTTAACAAGGCGCGCAGTTGATGGGGATTACTGGTGCTGCAAAAAATGTAATTCCTTTTGCAGTGTAAATTTTGATACTTGCGGGCTTTGCAAATCGCCCCGCAACTGACGCAAGCCGTTAGTCCCCCATCTTGCTAAAAGGAGAATTATGAAAACAGAAGATGTTTGCAAACAAGAGTTGCAGCGACGCATCAAGGTTATCGAAACATTGTTGACATCTGCCAAAGATTGTCTCAAAGAAAATGATTTCTTTCAATGCGCCGTACGCCTCGAAGAAATGAGAGGTGTTGGCACGTTTGATGAAACACTATTGAATGTGTTTGACAGCATGAGCGGTGACTAACAAAGCGTGCGGCCAACTGGCTATCGGTTGGGCGAGTTTAGGTTTCGACGTTGGTGTAGTTGTTGATTGTATTTTGTGTTCTGGTTAATCATCCTCGATTTCATTGTTCTTGTGATGACATTTCTTACTTATTTGAGTGCATGCGCACGTTATTATTTGACGTGTGCATGTCTTTTTAATTTTTTGTCATGTGTTTTGTCATGCACTCAATTAGAAGACGAATATTGTGACATGATAGTAAAAATTATTGATAAAAATGTAATTTTACATCTTGACAAATCAATCATCATCCTGTATAATGATAAGCATCAAATAAAAAAGGAGATAAAATGTCATCACTCACACTCAACAAATTTATGTATGCAATTATGATTGGATGCTGGATTTTACGCTTGAACATTCCGCTTCATGTTATGGAATATGTGCGAATTCACGAACCAGATTTTGATTGCACAATTGGGGAAAAGCTATCATTTCAAATGATTATAAACTCGCCCGATGCAAATAATGAAAACCTTCGCCAATTGATTTTCAGAACTCTATAAAACAAAAAATAAAATTATAATAAAGAGGAGATTATATTTTATGACCACAATGAATATTCCAACAAGCGGTATGGGTGTAATTAAATTTGCAATGATTGCCATTCTATTGTTTTCAATTATAATTTCTGTTTTGTTTTTTTCTGGTGTAAATTTTACCGTATTGTCTCCTATTCAACAATCAGAAGATTTGGGAAAATTTGTTTTGCAATATGGCGGGACTTTAACTTTGTCGCCAGTTCTTGATGAAACTGCATCAAATTTAACATCACAAGAACTTCGCATTATTCAAGTTGTTAATGGACATGCTTGGCTTAGACATTCTACGGAAGCCAATGCTGCCTTTCGATGTTTGGACAATCATGGAACATGGAAATCTTATCGCACTTATGGTTTTAAGAATGCGGATGATACTCCAGTTAGTACAAATTTATGGCTTTGTAAAGATGACGATGGATCATTTTATGCAATTATAACCACGTTTTTTGAAAAAATTGGGGGGAACACTGTGGCAAGATTAATTACGGCATATAAAGTTAGTGTCGATTTATTCCCCACTATTCAAGATTTTATTTCATATATTGTGTTGAAGTGGGGAGCAAGAGAAATTCCGTATGTTATTTCTCAAGGTGAAACAATCCTTGAGCCATTCAAGTAAAATTAAACTATAAGTTGAGATAATTTTGGTTCGATAGAAGTAAAATAAAATGTCAATATTTGATTGTATTTTGATTTTTTTGTTGCTTGAATTTTTTTCGAATGTTTGGGTGGCAACGCGGTTCTAGTTATTCCATCTAGGCAGCGTACAGACAAAAAAGAATAACATTAATAAAAAGTCGCCTTTATTAATAAGGTGACTTTTTCAATTCTTGACTTTTTATTATAAATATAGTATAATAAAAGTGAAAATATAAACCTTGATACTCTGGCAAGACACCGTAAATCTAAAAAAGAACGGGAAATTGTTTGTGAAAATATGGATGCTAATCGATTACCGTTCAAGGCTTTGAAAGAAATACACGGAAGTCAAAAAAGTTAATTGGAACAATTTGGTACAAAGAATAAAACTATAATTTCATCAATGAGGAGAATAAAATGGCTTTTCCAATTATTGAACCAATAAAATGTGCTGAATGCGGGGAAGATATCGATGAACATAATCATTCGGGTCACTTTTTTACTTTAATTGAAAATGAATTTGGAATGGTTGTTGAAGCACCTATATGTGATTCTTGCAATAGGAGCGATAATGGATCGGAAAAGAATGGGGCGTATTAATGATGAGTTCAAGAAATATTTATAAAGAATATAATATGTTCATATTAAATGATAGGGAAAAATAAATGCTTAAATCCATTGTGAGAATGAAAAACAATATGCCAAGTTCTTTTCTGGGATATAACAGCTATTTTTTATTAAAAACGGTTTGGAACAGGATTTTGTACAAAAAATCCGTTGTTGCATTGGCGGTTGACGGAGGCAATTTCAAATTGCCTTTGGGCGAGGGTAAAAAAATAACCGTATGGGCTATTAGTAATTTATGCGATCCTTTTCCTTATGCATGGGACGATTTTGAAATAGTGGTTAATGATAGAAATATTTTGTATTCAAGTACCTGTATTGTTCAAGGGAAAAACATGGGAAAAACGTTTTTCACCGTTAGAAGCCTGTTAAACCCCTCCTTAGAAACCACTTGTGAAGTAGAAGTTATTTAATGAATAAAAAAATAATATTTTATTCATACTGGAGGGCAATTCAAAATACATAAGACTTATTTTAGGAGATTTTTTGTTGTGGAGTCTGAAATACACATGGAATGGTTGATAAAAACATATTCCAATAATGGTGGACTTGTACTTGATAACACAATGGGCATCGGATCAACAATGATTGCCTGTAAAAATACAAATCGCATAGGAATAGGTATTGAAAAAGAAAATAAATACTATGACATAGCAATAAAAATTGTTGATAAATTTCAAGTTTTATAAACAAAAATTATAAAAAATAGGAGAGACACAACATGCTTACACAGTCACAAGAAGATTTTCAAGTTGATTTACGAAACGAAACTTATATTGGACTATGGATGAGGCGGGAAGTAATCATTCCGTTGGTTGATGTTGATTATAAAATTCCAGTGAAAAGAGGATGCCTGGCTGAAAATGAAGATGAGGCAATGAAAGTAAGGGTTGTAGTAACTGACGGCGTGGCTCATATTGAAAGTTGTCATCCAAAATATTTTTATCAATTTTAATTTCAGGAGATATATTTTACAATGAAAGATTTTACTAGAATAAATAAGTGGAACAGGTTTGTCAGCAATATTTATAATAGCAAGATTTCAAATTGGATTAAGGATAATATTTTCCCTCAACCGTGTTTAGAAGTCTTATTTTGTGAAGAAACGGGCGAATATGTTTCTGCAATTGTGCAAAATAAAAAAGAAAAATTTACGGATTATACTCTTGTAGATAATATGAATTATGCCATTGATTTTAATAAATATGGAAGATTGAAGAAACATCTTATTCTTAAAAAAATAAATTCTGAAAAAATACTTTCTCCAAGAGTATTCAAATTTCGTAAAATCTTATACATCAATTCCTCTATTACGCTTCCTCTGGATAAACATGAAAACAACTAAGACAAAAATTCCACAGCCTAAAAATGACAAATCTAATAGAAATAATTTTCAAACACCCATTTATGCCTTAAATTTATTGCTTCCTTATATCCCAATGAATGTAAAGAAAATCTGGGAGTGCGCGGCAGGGCAGATGAGGTTAAGTGATAAACTTTTTGATTCTGGATACAAGGTTTATTCGAGTGATAAATATCCTTTGAGAAAAGATTGTTATAATGAAGATTTTTTAGAGTCTCAATCTTTAGAAAAACCAATTGGGAATATTGATTGTATTATAACAAACCCCCCTTTTAGTCTGAAATTTGATTTTATTACAAAAGCATTGGAATATGATATTCCTTTCGCATTTTTAATACCATTTGATATGTGCGGATTTCTACATAAAAAATTCAGTCAGGGTCTTCAAGCTATTGTTCCAGAACGAAGAATTGATTATCTTACTCCGAACATCGTGGAGAGAATAAACATAGGCGAAGGATTATTCGCAGTAAACAAAAAATTCAGAACAAAATATAAAAATCTTAATGATATTGAAATGTGCAATGATGCCAATATTCTAAAATGTTACGAAGATAATAAAAGAAACTTCAAAGACTTGGATGACGACATTCCTTATGAATTGCTAAAAAAATATTCATCATCCGATTTTCATTCGTTCTGGATTGTGAGTAAATTTAATCTTAAGAATCAATTTACTTTTGTTCCTTTGTCCCCAGATGATAAGAGAAATATATTATGACAGAAAAATATGGTGTGCTTTTAAAATTTTTTCCAAATGGGGTGGTGGAGGGTACAGACGACCATATTATAGCCGAAATGATTATGAATGCAATAAAATCTAATGATGAAATTTATTGGGAAGAATTATCACATAGATTTCATAGAGATGGAAAATATGATTTTGAAGAATATTGTATTCACATGGCTGACGCATTAGTTCGCAGAAAATTACGTCAGGATGATCTGAAAAAGGTACAAGGATAATGATATGAAAGCGTTATATGATTTTAGATGTGATGTTTGTGGGAAAGAATTTGAATTATTTATAGAATATGATAAAATAAAGAATAATGTTGAATGTCCAAAATGTAAAAGCAAAATAGTAAAAAAAATAATAAAATCGGCTTTCCCAATTCTATTTTCGGGAAGCGGATTTTATTCAACAGACAATAAAAAAGAGGAAGATAAATGATTACAATATCAGTAGATGTTGATGACACATGTGCAGATTTGATGAGCGAATGGTTGAAAAGATATAACAGAGATTATTCCGATGACCTTAGCGAAAACAAAATTCTTTCTTGGGATATGACACAGTATGTAAAACCAATTTGCGGAAAAAACATTTATCAATATATAGAAGACCCAAAAATTTATGATGAGATTGAACCCATATCATTTTCTCAATGGGGAGTAGGAGAATTAAAGAAAATTGGAAGGGTTGTTTTTGTAACATCAAGCACACTAGGACATGCTGGAATCAAATTTATGTGGTTGAAGAAATATGGTTTTATTGAGAAAAAGGAGGATTATATAGAATGTCTCGATAAAAGCTTGATTTTATGTCATTACTTGATTGATGACAAATATGAAAATTGCAAGAACGCTTATGGAAAAGGAGTTCTTTACAATAAAGCATGGAATTCTAAATATGACTACAATCCACGATGCAATAATTGGAAAGAGGTTGTTGAATATATCAGGAAAGAAGAAAATTTATAAATGAAAATAATAACCATTTCAGGACAAGCTCAACATGGAAAAACTTCTGTGGCAAAATATATTAAAAAATATATGGAATCAAAGGGAAAATCCGTTCTCATCTTTAATTATGCAGATACCCTGAAATTTTTTGCAAAAGAATATTTTGGATGGGATGGAGCAAAAGATGATAAGGGAAGGTCTATTCTACAAAAAATCGGAACGGATATTGGGCGCGAAAGAAATCCTAATATATGGGTTAATATTGCGTTAGAATTTATAAAAACATTTGGACAAGATTTTGATTACATAGTAATTGCGGATTGTAGATTTGAAAACGAAATAAGTTTATTAAAACAATCTGGATACAAAGTATTTTCAATTTGGATTTTTCGACCTGATTTTGATAATGGACTGACACAGGAACAAAAAAACCATCCATCTGAAACTTCTTTACTTGATTTCTCATTCGATGCCGTTCTTTCCTGCCCAACAGGACTAGATAAACTTGAATATAAAATCTATTCATTTTTAGATGGAAATAAAAATATATGAAGCACGTTTCATAAAAAATAAATATCAATAGTTTCCATCGTGTTGAAATAATCAAAAAGCCAGTCAAAAATTGACTGGCTTTTGTTTTTTGACCGTCCTTAATTTTTCCTTTGATTAAATTTGCGTTGTCATTGTATATCCATTAGCACCCACCGAAGCTGAACCACTAGCACCAGCCGCGCCGCCGTTGACGTTGAGAGTTCCAATTCCGTTTCCAGTGGTTGAGTGATAGATGACAGAAATACAACCACCACCGCCACCACCGCCACCACCACCGTTGGCTCCGCCTTGCGCGTCTCCACCGTTACCGCCAAGTGCCTGAATTGAACCAGCGTTACCGATAATGTATGCGCGCACATCAATAACTCCGCCACCGCCGCCGCCACCACCACCAGCAGAGGAAATGTTTGTTGTGCTGGTTGTAGCTCCGCCGTTTCCACCTCTTGCACCGAATAAGGAGCCTGCTGAATTACTGCCATTGGTGGGAGATGAACCATGTCCGCCACCACCACCGCCACCACCACCCGCTCTCATCGATATGGGCGCAAGGGTCGAAGTGTTTTGTGATACCCCAGATGTGCCGCTTGTGCCGTTTACCGTTCCAACGCCGCCGCTGTTACCACCTGCGCTACCACTGGTTGCTATTGGATAATGCAATGTTGTTCCAACCGCCCCAGCACCGCCTGCACCACCGTTGCCACCTGAACCAATCGCGCCATTTGAGCCATTCGCGGCAATGATGCCACCTGACTGAATGGTAAGGTTGCCGCTCACATAGATAATATATCCGGCGGGAATTAACACGCCAGAGCCAGTAATAGTTAGATTGTTATAAAACATGTCGCGTGTGAGCGTAACGGTACTGGAAATGGTTGCGTCACCATCTGAGCCATCTCCGTATGTGCCATTGAATGGCAATTTACTTGGTACAGATGATACCCACGCCGAGCCATTTGATGTCATTACGTTGCCGGATGCACCAGGGGCAACCAAAGACATATATAGGGTGTCTAAATATGTTTTGAGCGTTGCCCTAATATTTGCCCACGTTGCTTTTTTAAGAATATTGGATGCGGCACTATCTGATATACCAAATTCATCATTATCATTCAAAGTTGTTTTAACTATTGCGGCATGTAATGTATTGGATATAAGTGATGATTGTGTTAAAGAACCATCCAAATTATTAGTAGCTCCAACGGTTACAACATTTCCAGATGTTCCAACAATTTGAATTTGGTCAGCAGAATTAGCGGAAACCCAAAGCCATCTCGCTCCATCGTAAACCATTAAGTATTGTCTGCCTTTGACTAAATCTGAACCCGTCAAATTTATTGGAGTTCCAGTTGAATCAACCTTCATAACAGAAATAATTCCAAGCGAATTTATGTTCAGTGTTACAGTTCCGTTACTTGTCGTATCAACATTCAAGATAATTGTCATTCCTGCCGTGTATGCTGTAATGTCTGAAACCCCATTTGCAACATAATAATTTGCAGAACTAAATAATGCTGAAACTGGAATTGCACCTCGCGTATTCATTAAATTTGCAATCTGAGAGGCTTGAACCCCATAAGCGGTATCTATTTTATAGAAATTTGATGTCGGTGCTGTCCCGCCCCAAACAGCCCGAAAGGTTGAAAATAGCACAGATGTATCAGTTGAAGAATCATATAACGTCAACCCCAAATTTGGAGTAGTAGTTGTCATTTATTTTCCTCCTTCTATTTTATAATTAACTGTAATCCAACGCACCCAATGTTTTAGGGTCTAATACTGATAACGCACTGGAATCGTGATCGCCTAAAGTAAAAAATACGGCAATCGTTGGATTCGCTATAATTGATATTTTTTTATTGTCAATTATTGTTGTTGCATATTGTATAGCATTAGAAATAAAAACAATGGTGTTTTTTATATTTATGGTTGAAGCAGCATTCATTATTTCTGATATTGCATAAACAGCTTTTATTGTTTTATTATTTATGATTTGTACCTGATTATATATGTAAGAAGCAATATATGAACTTTTGATTGATTTTATATATAAAACAACTGTGGCATAAGATATAAAAGATGCAATATAATCAATTATTATTTTTGGTTTTATTCTAAATAAAAATGTTACAGCAAATGCAAAATTATTTATGGCAATATCAAAGGATTGACTTATTCGGTTTATTAATGTAAACGTCTTTTTATTTATTTGCATTATAATAAATCCTAAAAATTAAGTATTATTCATTTGAATTGTTATCGCTCCAATTGCAAACAAAACCGTTGTTGAAGATGCAACTGAACGAGAAGGGGTGAGGGTATCATAAAACCAAATATTCCCAGATGTTAATGCATCAGCAATAAACACAGTGGTTATTGTTCCCCACGAAGCAGTTGATGTTGGAAATGTTACGGGAGCGGAATTTGTTATAATACCATTTGATGCACTACTCCAATTTATTTTATTATTTACAAGAGGAACTCTTGCATATCCAGCACCAGATGGTTCTGTCGCACCAGTTCCATCTATATTTATGGGTGTAGTTGATAGTCCAAAATATAGAGTTGATGGAACTACAAATGAAGAACCACCAAACAAATAGTCAATGGTCTTATTGGACGATGTGTATGTAATCATGCTTATTCTTTCTCCTTTTTATTGATAATATTTATTGATATTTTGAATATTGTTAAATATCCCCCAATATCCCCAATGCGCATCTTTAAACAACAGGAATTTGCGGACTTATAAAAATTCTTCCTTGTGATGGGCGATATTCGTTTCCAGTAAAACTATATACGACAGGTTGTTGAATATACCATCCACTTAATGCTGCCGTGTCTGTTCCTGAAAAAACAACCTGAAAAGTATTTGTTGATGTAATGGTTGCCGTTTTTTGAAGGATATTATAATCTGTTTGACCATAAGGACTTAAAACAACATAGCATGTCGCTCCTCCAAGATCGAGAGGAGTTATTTCATCTTGTTCATAGACATTATATATCAAAGTATATTCATTCCCAGCAATCATGCTAAAATCTGGCAATGAATTTATGATTGAAAAATTTTGAAAAGAAGACATTGTTGATTACTCCTCCTTTATTTCTTTCTCAATATTTTTGCTTTCATCAACTTGTTTTAGGGATTCAACTATTCTTTTTAAAGATAAACGGCATGTAAGTAAATGCTCTACGGAATCCCCCCTCACTTCTATAACAGCCAAACGTGCATCTATTTGCATCAATTGATTCAAATTTTCCTGTGTAATAATATAGTCCATTTTTTATCCTCCTTTCTATGTAAAGTTATATAAAATTCCATTGGCAAAATATAAATATTTTGTTCCATAAGGTGTTGTTACCGCGTATCCAATTGAAACCCCCGTATATCCATTAATAGAAAAAGAGCCAATCACTCTAAAAGAACCACCATGCACGTCAACACCCGAACCCGATTCATTTCTGAGAACTACTTGATCCTTAAAAATGGCTAAGTCATTATTGTTTTCAATTCCTATTGTTATGTTATAATCGGCTAATATATATGAATATCCGGTTGATGTTGTTCCCATTGTGACTCCAGGCCATGTAATTGTTCCAGTGGTTGATAATTCACTTGGAACAGTTATAGTACCACTTGTAATTTGAGAACCTGGCAATCCAACAATTTGATTGGCCTGAATCAAACCAGTTATACTTGATGCACTAACACTTCCATTAAAAATTCCGCCTGTTGGAGTGACGGTCAATACACCAATCTTCATTGTTCCATCGCTATTAATATAATTTGTGCCATTGGATATTCCAGTTGAAGTAATATTCCACCCGCCAATTGAACCAGAATTACCAGTCAACACTCCCGAAAAATTCACGTTTCCAGTATTATCAACCCAGAATTTATTCTTAAATGTTCCACCTTCATTTTTTTGAATAGAGAATGAATTGGTGGATGTTGGGTCTATGATTATTTTAGTATTTAATGTTTGCAGTGTCAATTTGGCATTGTTTAAATATGCTCCAGTAGAATCTAAAATAAAATTATTTTTATCATTAGATATAGTAAGTTGATTTCCCGCCAAAATATGTCCAACGATATAATTTCCCACTACTCCGTACACCTGACTTCCAGTGGGGGACGTGATTTGTCCTAAAGCTAATTTAGATGTTTGAAACTTATCATCGCTAAATGCAAGCATATTATTGGTTAACCAAACCTGATTGTCTTTAAACGACCCTGTTGATGGGTCAAAAGAACGACCAATTAATCCATTTTGATTAATGGTTATTTCTTGATTTGAATTACTTATCAAATTATTGTTAGCAGTATTTAAAGCAGAAGAAATAAATGTTGTAACATCATTTTTATATTGCTGTTCCCAATTACTCCATTGACTACTGTTAAATGAAACAGTTGAACCAGTTTTTTGAACAGAACCCATTAGATCAGAATAAATAAAATTTGCTCCATCCATTCTCAATCTATTGCTAAACGTCATGGTAAATTTGCTTGGATCATTTAAATTTATTTGCATTTCCAATAATACAGTTGATATAAATGAACCATTCGATAATTCTGCCGTGACCAAGCATCCAACCTCTGTTTGTTGCGTAAAAACTTGAAATTCTTTTAGGGCAGGATAATTTACAGAATCTATGACAATTTCATACCTGGTCTGAGAAATCCTTGATAAAACATCAACCGCCTGATTATATAATGATTGTGATTGCTGTTGAATTTCAACCAAAGTCATTGTATCTGTTTGAATTATGTTTGTGTTTTGATATGTGTTTTCATAAATAAATTCATTCAGTTCCAATAACTGAGATGGCGTGAAGTTATTTTCAAAACTGACAGCGGTATTAATTGCCGTCAAATTATCCTTGATGGTTGTTATTTGTAAATTTTTATTATCTATCAGTGTTTGTTGAGATGCTATTTGAGCTTGCTTATTTGCAAGTTTAGTATTTAAATCTGAATATGGTAAATTTTGTTGTATTCTAACCTTTATTAAATCCTGAATGCTCAATAAATCAGAGTGATATTGAGCCATATCGGATTGCAATGCCAACAAGTCGCCTTGATAAGTTTCAAGCAATAATAAATTTGATGAATAATCTGACTGTTTCAAATTAACAAGAGCAACCCAAGCGTTTATTGCATCCACTAAATCTTGTTTCATCCAATCGGTGTTTGCATAATATGAAAAATTATATATCTTATTTGTTCCAAGAGGATTCACTAAATTTATGCTTAAACCTCCACCGCCTGAAACAGCCAAACAGGTACACATTTCGTCTGATTTTTCCGTTAGAGTTGCTTTATCTATTACATTATCAAAACTTAAAAATATATCTGTATTAGTTGTTGCATTGGCTAGGGTTTTTGCGGTTATTGTTTTATTTATAGTATCAAAAAAGAAGACGCATTGAAAAGCCGTTTCAACATCATTCATTAAAAAATTATAGATATTTGAATCGGAAATGGAGAACGTGCGGAACATAACTTGCAACTCCGCATCAACACTTGCCACCGACCAACTTGGAGCAAGATTTATCATTTGTTGAAGAAGCGTTTCTTCTGGGTTAATATCGTCCCACATTTTATATGTTCCAGTGAATGCCACAACTCTTTTATTTATTAGTTCTGCTTCAAGAGATTGACATGCGACTATTTTTATTGGAACTGTACCATCCATATCTTCTTCGGCATCAATAATTTGAAAATATCCTAAATTATCCAGTTTTATCAATCTTTTATTTTTTATATAGGAATACGCATCCAATATTGTTTTTCCCCCATCAATACTTTGCGGAAAAGTAAATTTCAATTCACTCAAAGCATTAAAACGAGGGGTAAATGTTGCATCATAATATACGGCCAAAGAATACAACTCTGTTTTATCAGGATTGCATAAAATCATAATGGGAAGTTCTGGTTGATTAAAATAATCAAAATTAACTTGCATTTGCGCCTCCTATCCTATTTTCTTGGCTATAAACTGTGTTGTCATAGAAATACTTGCAACAGAACCCTGTATATGAAGATGATTTAATTTTGGCACAAAACGAAGAAAATTTTTATTAAAATTCCCAAGTCTCAATAAACCAGTAGAGGACGAAATAGTTTGTAATCCGCAATTCATCGTTATAACCTCATTAGGAAAAAGACCTGTGAATTGAAATACCCTATTATTATCATCCGAATTTGTTATTGTTAAATCCCCGCCAATATTATTGATTGTTATAACAAGATTTGGATAAACATAATCCCATGTATCATGGCTCGTATTATTAAATATTTTATGGTCATCAACTGTTTCCGCATTATAATTATAGGTAATTGTTTTGGGAAATTCAAATCCATACGGAGCATCACAGGTTACATCGAAGGTTATTCCTCGAAGAAGATTGCCAACTCTTGTTATTTGAGGATTTTTAAGAATTGCATTCCAATATGAAGATTGCATATCTGGTTGAATAACCTGAAAAACATCATATCTTCTATTTGAAAAAAATTTAGATTGCAATAATGCAAAAAATTCTGCATCTATTTCGGTGGAATTGGTATAGGCACTCACTGAAAAAGATAACACTGGAGAAGGTGTTGCCGCATAAAAAAATGGAATGGGTCTTCTCGCTATTTTTTTATTTATTATTTCCATGTCGGATGAACCCATTGATTTTTGTTCCGATGAATTTGAGTTCAATTCAGCAATTCTTATATCATATAGTTCCGAAGGAATTCCAGCATAAATAAAAGACGAACCATAAAATCCCATTTTTCCTCCTTTCATTATTCATGGATTAAAATAAAAACATTCCTACTATTGATAAAAGAATGTTTTTATCAACCAGATTCTTAAATATGTGTCTGAAAATTTATGATGGGGAAGTGGCGAGTCACTTATCGATTGGTCTATAAATTTCAATCTATCCCCAAATTATTATTTTACTGCAATACACTATTATTGTTGAAACTCTTATATTGCAAAAATATCGCTTCTTCTATTAAATCCCCTGCTTTGAAGATTGTCATTTAATTTCTTTATCGCTTTATTCACAATTGCATCTATTGCTGGAAGCACACTTGCATCCAAGTTTCCTTGTACCTGCAAGGGCATGGTAACAGTTATATTTCCACCAATTGCATTGTTTGTTATTGATGGTAAAGTTTTATTTATGAAACCAGCCATTTGATGTTCATTAACTACCACTTCACCTTTCATAACTTTAATAAATTGTTCGCTTGAACTCAATCCCTGACCACCAATGATTCCCGCTTCAACCCCTGAATGATGACTTGGCAAATTAAATTTAGCCAATATTGCAGCCAGTTGTGTTGCAAAATCACTCAATGAATTAGCATTAATATCTTTAATGGCCTCAATAG